ACGGCATGATCACACTCCTCACCATGCGGATGCACCGCCGCACCAGAGTGATGGTGATGCTCGCCGCCCTCGCCGGTCTCAGGGTGGGGGAGATCGCCAAAGTCAAAGGCGAAGACCTCGACCTCGCAGGACGCAAAATCTATGTCATCGGGAAGGGCGCGAAGCGGGCGTGGGTTCCGCTGCACCCACTGCTCATCGAGGTGGCCGCGCAGATGCCAGCCCGCGGCTGGTGGTTCCCCGGCAACATCCGCAGGCCCGGGGAACACATCCACCCCAAAAGCGTGTCCGACATCCTGGGGCAAGCGATGCGCCGAGCCCGCGTCCAGGGGACACCGCACTCCCTGCGCCACTGGTACGCCTCCACCCTCCTCGATGATGGGGCGGACCTTAGGACGGTGCAGGAGCTGCTGCGCCACACGTCCATCCAAACCACCCAGGTGTACACCAAAGTCAGGGACGAACGCCGGGTGTCAGCGGTGGACCGACTGGACCCATTCCGGGCTGCGTAACTATGCTGTCGGAGCCCCTATAGCTCAGTTGGTAGAGCTACGAGCTTTTAACTCGCAGGTCATCGGTTCGAGTCCGATTGGGGGCACCGATCTGCTCGACGTGCCTCGGCCCGCTCGCGAGCTCCCTTGGCGCAGTTGCACCGGAAGCACATCGTCTGGACGTTCTCATAGCTATGCACACCACCGAGGACGAGCGCGACGATGTGGTCGAGGGTGGCGTAGTCCTTGGACGGCCACGCCTCGCGCTGGCACTTAATGCCGCACTGCTGACAGATGTAGTCGTCCCGGTCGAACACCACCAACGGGTTGACATGCTCAACAAACGCGCTCAACTTCCGCGCACGCCGTGCATGGTTTGCCGCGCGGCCCGATCCCGACGCGCGGCGCGACTCGCGGAAACGCTCTCGGTTCTCGCTAAACCATTGCGTTCGTTTCTGGCGGTAGTAGTCGGGATTGGATCGGTAATGTTCACGACTGGCCGCCCTACTGGCCTCCAGATTGTTTTGGTGATACTCCGCTTGATAGGCCAAGCGTTTGGCACGGTTCGCTCGGTAGTAATCGCGCTGGGCCTGGCGGCAGGCCGAGCACCGACAACCACGAACGAAATAGTTCGCCAACTTCCCGCATTCGGCGTAGATATCGCCGCAATTCAGCTCGCTGCAGGGCGTAGCATCAGTCATGTCGAACTCCTAACTAGTTCGGCCATACCCCGGGGCTGTTACCAGCAGCCGCCGGGGCCTTTGCTGTAAGTATACGAATCCGTCCGACAGGGGGCACGAAAAAGAGGGGGCGCCCACCGACTCATGTTCCGAGTCGGTGGACGCCCACCAGGCACAAGGATGGTGTGCCAAATATCTATGCGGTATGCACTTCCCTACGCAGGGAAGCGACCTGCAATTCCAATTCAGCGATCCGCACCTCACGCTCATCGCGGCCTTGGTCAGCCCGATCAGCCTCATCCAACGCATCGTGCAGCCGGCGCACCAAGTCCCCCATGCAGCCATGCAGAGCGGTGATGAAGTCGGCGTCTTCACTTGCCAGGAATGAACCGATCAGCTTCTCTTCGTTCTGCTGGTTCACCGCGACGATGTCGAAACCGTTGATCGTTTCCACCGGTTTCCAGAAGGTGTCTTGCGCCCCTGTGGTTTTCGACCACACCTGATACAGCAGGTCCGCGAATGAGCGGTCGTCCATCAGAGCATCCTTTTCCGGTTGAACGTCCCCAAACAGAGGCGGCACTCGCCGGTGTCGACGTTGGCGCGGCGCCCGTCCGGGTTGTACAGGAACAGGGGCATCACCTCGCGGCAGCCACACAGACGCAGGCCGGCTTCCAGCAGATCCTGCGGGGTGACAGCCATCAGATGGCCTTCAGGACAGTCCACCCGGCCAGGGTGCCTTGCTGGTCGTTGGAGATGGAGCCGTTCAGGCTGGTGACATGCCAAAACGGCACACCCTGGTCGGAGACTCTGACGGCGATGTTGCCGGTGCCGGGTTCCTCGAGGACGGTGCCCACGGGGTCGCCGCCCTGGACGCGTTGCACCGCGGCGAGTACTGCTTTGACTTGTTCCTCGGTCAGGTCAGCTACTTGTGCGGTGACGGCACGCACTAAACCGGCATCAGCCACAACACTCTCCTCTACTTACTGTCGAACATGACGAATTGGGCTACCTTGCCGGATTGCAAAGCGTTAGCGTTGGCGAAGCCCAGCCCGGTGTACCGGTGGGTGGAACCGACAAACGAGATTTTGCTGCTGTCTATCGCTTCGAGGATCTGGGTGCTGCCCTCAAACAACCTGAAGGTGTACGGTGCGTCCGCGACACCGCCCGTGCCTTTCACCCCGCACTGCAACGTGTAGGCGGCGGCCGGATTGAAATTGAACGTCGGTGCAGCCTTCAGGATCGTTTCAGTACCCCGGATGTTCACACCGATTTCCGCTGTCTTAGCACCCAACTTCGCGAAAACGAATGTGGCGGTTGTGTCGGTGCTACCCATCTGGGCGACACGGCCCATGATGTAGTTGTAGGCGGTAGCGTTGAACAAACCTGTTTGCGGTTTAGACGCAAACACCGCACCGACACGCTGATAGTCGGTGCCGGTGTCCTCCGCAACATACTTGGCCCACCCGGAGCGGGTGGCCAGCGGGAAACAGAACAACCACATCTTGCCGTCTTTGATGGAAATGGTTTCCGCGGCTAAACCTTTATGCCACGTCACCCATTTCGACCCAGGCCCACCATCCGGGTATTGCCCGAAGTTTTCCGTTTCGCTGATCCCGTCACTGCCGCCGGCGAACAGTGCGGCCACATCCGAGTTCAGGGTGGCGATAGCAGCCGCGATCTGCTCCATCGTGGCGTAGATGTCAAGGAAATCCCAGTCACCCTCAATCAACCCCTGCCAACCGTTCACAAGGTTGTTGATGACGTCTTTGAAGAACTTCAGCAGATCGGGTTTCTGCTTCAGGGCGCCCATGATGGTGGTGACCGCAGATGTTTCGGAGCCGAAATCCCCACCCACCACAGGCTCGAACTGCTTCAAAGCATCCAACGGCAACCTGAGCAGTTGGCGCTCAACATGTTCCAACGGGTTGTCCCACGTCGGGGTCACCCCAACGATCTGATTCAGCAGGGTCTCGTTGACGTTCTGGCCCCAGTCCCCGCCGCCGATCACAAAAGACCGGTCAGTCATCATCTTCCCCGGCAGGGAGGAACTGCGGCCCAGCATCCTGCGGACCTATCAAGCCGGCGTTAACGAACTGCTCGATCATCGCGGCCTGCTCGTCAGCGGTCAGTTCATTCACGTCGGGCAGGTGGATAGGCTCCGGCGGCGGGGTGCCCTCCGCAACCCACCGTGCAGCGTTGTTGTAGGCGTGCCGAGGCCCGCGCATCGCGGGCTCGAACTGCACCACCTGGCGGGGAATCAGATCCACGTGAACCATGCCGTGCTCGTCGGCCAGCGAAGCGATGTAGTCCCGGTGGAAGAAGCCGCAATTGAACAGATGCTCGGACCACTGCGTGAGGAACTGGGGGTGAGTGATGCCGCCCACCCCCGCGATCATCGGCAAGTTACGCAGAGCCCACACGAAATGCTCACGCGGGTTCGCGTAATTCGTTTGCTCCTGCGACCTGATCATCTGAACCTTTCTGACATTTGGGCGAACAGCTCCCAGCGGGCGGCGTCCAACAGGCCCAAAGCCTCAATGAGGGAGGTGTTCTCATCCATCGCGACCGTGAAACCCTGCGCCCCATTCGGGGCGATGTGCCTAGCGACAGTGATCCTCTGATAAACCAAATCGTCGTTCATCACAGCAACCCCAACTGGCTTCCGATGCTGCCCAGCTTCTGAATCTCCGACATGACACGGGTCATCGGGTCGGCGGGTTTGCGGTAACCCAGGCCGATCTGCCAACCCGAAGGGCCGTCCTTACCCCAACTGTATTTCGCCTTCTTGACTCGTTCCACGAAGATCGTGTCCGGGTCGGGGTAGCCCAGGACGGTTGTGCCGACACGCGAACCAACCCACAGATGCCCGTACCCGTTGCGGCCGAACAGATACGGGGCCGCGTCACTGATTTGCAGGGTGTGCGCGGTGTGCGCCTGCGTCTCATACATGCGTTTCTTGATGGCCATAGCAGCCCCGAGGGTCCAGGCCTTCTCCGCATCTCCCCAGCCCTCGTAGTAGTGGAAGTCGCCCAAACTGGATTTGATGTTTTCCAGACCAGCGATAGGCAGACTGATACCCATTGCCCTAAGTGTTGGTACCTGCATGAATGCAAATGCGACATCGCGGTAGAAAATTTGGGCGATAGCGTCGAGCATGCCCCCCAGTGAAGGCATTTCGACGGGGATAGCACCAACAGGGGCACCGGAAGCTGCTTCCAACGCACTATTGATCAGCGACGAAATGATGTCCCCGCCGATATTCACCAGAGCCGACGCCGTCTCGTTAATGCCCGGGGCGCTGGACCCCCCGGTCAGGAAGGACGTGTCAGTGGCCTCGAAGTACTGGAACTCCGACGACTTGATACCGGTGTATTTGCCTTCCTGGAACACCACCCACGGCGCCTGCGGCGAAGTGCCGAAAAACATTGGGGTGTAATACTCCCCGGGGAACGTGGGATCCCCGGTGAAAACATCCACACCCTCGGTGTAACCATCAGACGTCAACTGGACGATGCCCCTCGTCAAACCAACCAGGATGGATCCGCCGAACGCCGTCTCGCGGCCCCACTCGTTGTTGTCCTCCACATCCCAGACGAGGCAACCCTGTTTCAACGGGATGGAGGTGTAGAGGTCTCGCAGCAGCTTTTGTTCACCCAGCAGATTCTCGAACGGGTGCGGGTCACGATCCGCCAGATACCGGCGGCACGTCAACGTCAAACCCGTGTCGTCCAACACTTGTTTCGCCAGGTCGTAGAACGACCCGAACCGCGAAAACACAATCGTGATGGGGGTGTTGTCCCCCAACAGAGGGTAGGGCTTCACAATGTTGCGCCAGTTACCCGGCCAAAAAGACGGCCCCATCCACTCGTTGATATCCAAAGGGTCATCAGGCAAAGACCACAAAGACCCCTCAAGGCGGATGCACAGGTTCACGAAAAGTGTTGTGAGCAGGCAAAAGCGGGCAGGCCCAAACATCACCCATAGCTTGGGAAATTGGAATTCGGGCCTTAAGAAGGGATTAGCTCAGTCAGGCTGCGTGGCCTGCGCCCCCCCGGTTGCCCAGGGGGGCGCAGACCCAGCAGCGGATATGTTTAACTTCCTCGAAGTCGTGCAGGAACGTCACATCAAGGTAGCAGTCCCCTGAGTCCTCTTTGACCACCCGGTAATCGGACATTCGGCCCGACCACCTGACGCCTTGCTTCTCGATTACCAGGTGGATGTTTCGTTTTTGGCGGCCTTTGTGGTTCATGATCCACTTAGCCAGGTAGTGATCTAAGCCGAGTTGGATTGAGGCGGTGCCGGTCTCGTTTTCGATTTCCTCGAAGTCGCCGGAGCGTTCGCCGGCCACCACACCGCGCAGCTGGTAGTCCCCGTCGTACAGTTCGACGACTGGTTTCTCCAGCCGCATCTTCTCCAACCATGCGCGGCGTTCCTGAACCTTCCCCCACAGGTTCTCGTGATCCGCCAGGCTCGACAAGCCGCCGGAAAGGTCAGCACGCTCCAAAACCGAATCCACGTTTGTCCTCCCACTCCCACTCATACCGGCTCTCCGGGGAGAGCGGGTTGCCGTCACGTTCAAAGTTGTGTGCGCTGCCACCACCCGCGCCGGTAGCCTCTTCGGTTTCCTCGTACTCCACTAGCTGCTCCACGGTGAGAGACACGACGGGGACACCGAACAGCCGCAGCACGTAACGCATCAGCCTTCCAATCCCCACGGCCGGCTGAATGGCCTAGGTAGGCGCAGAGCCACCATCTGCCCCGGTTTGCAACCAGAAACGGTGATCTCAAACTTTCGGGCCGCGGTGTACGGCGGGACGAAGTGCTTGAATCGGACCCCGTTCATTCGAGCCCACACTTCCGAGCCGGATTCCGACACCACCTGTTCCACACGCGGGTCGGTGTCCACAAACGCGTTCTCGGCGGGTGCGGTGGCACCCTCCAACCGCACAGCCGTGGTGACCCTCGGTTTCCTGCCGCCCGTCAACGCCACCTGGGTGGGTTCGAGTTGGGGCACATCCTTCCCCGAAAGATTCCCCAGGAACGTGATCTGGAATGGGTGTGACCCTTCGGTGGTGGTGCGGATATCCACGGACGGGTTCTTCCCCCCCGTCAGCCGGGACGCATCGAACTTGAGCATCTCCGCGTTATAGCCGGATAAGCTGCCGCCGAACGTGATCGTGTATTTGCGGCCACCAGGGGTCAGGATCTTGGTGTTCACCGCGATGCCCGCACCCCCGGACAGTCCGGAAGCGTCAGCGGTCAAACGGTTCACGTTCACCCCAGCCAAATTGCCCTGGAACGCGACCTTCCACCACGGCCCACCACCGAACAACCCGGCCCCGGTCACGTTGATGTCAAACGAACCGATACTCGCCAGCTTCGACAGTTCAAACGCAACCGTGAGATTGGATGCGTTGTAGGGGATTTCCCCTGTGGTCTCACCGTCGAACGTCAGCTTGAATGTGCCCTTGGTGGGTTCACCGACGATGCGGATTTCCTGCACACAGTCTTTGGAATCCTGCTCCACTGTCACACCGACCATCGACACCTGGGGGAGCGCAGCCAACGCGGCATACACATTCAGGGCGATAGCGTTGAACGGAATCCAGTCAGTCCAGTTGTCTTCAAATGCAAGCCGGAACGAACCTCCGGTAGCGCCGCCAGTCAATTCGACGGTCTGCTGCTCATTCACCGCCGGGTTGCGGGTGACCTCAACATCCCCGGCGGCGATCTGAGCCAACGCCACCAAAGCGTTCTGGATCTGCGTTGTGGACGCATTATGCGGGATGTTGCCGGTGGTTTCCGAACCGAACCTCAGTTTGAAGTTCCCCCCAGTCGGGCGGCCGTCAATGACCAACTGTTGGATCTCGTTGGTACGCAACCCACCGATCAAACCCGGCAACCGAAGCCTACGGTTCTTCTGGTCGTCGTCCTGCCACGAATAGTCGGGCAGGGTCCAGATCGCCGCCCGCGACTTCGGCGCACCCAGCCACGGCAGCCACGGGATGTACGGCTCCGCGGGGGCCTCAGTGGAACCAGGAACACTCCATTTAGGCCAGATGATCTGGTCAGTCGGATTCACCTTCGGGACATCAATGAACAGTGTTTCCTTGGGCAGTTCGTTCTGCGGCCACGGCCACGGCAACTGCAACGCATTCGGGTCGAAGCTGGTGTCGGTTTGCGTGACAGCGGTGTGAATCTCATCCTCCCCCCACCAAAACGGGTCGTAAGCCACGCACACCATCGACACCCGGTTAATGGTGTGCATCCGCGGATCGGTGGTGGTGTCCACCTGGGGGGACTCCAGCAGTCGCACCTTCAAATAGCGGGTGCCAGACTCCGGGGTCGTCACAAACAGTTTGCAGTCAGCCTCAAAAGACCACGCTTTGCGCCACTCCGAATCCCGCGACAACCACGACAGGTTCTTCGACGGGTCATCCAGGATTTCCACGGCGAAAACCAAGTCGCGCCGCAGAATACGGTGATTCAGATACCGTGAGCCCGGATAGTTACCGGGCTCCTCGGACACCACCTTCACCGGCGGGTCGAAGAACTCCCGCAGCCCCGTCCCCAAAAACACGCCTTTATCCCCGGCGTTAGGGCCGGCGATGGTGAACCGCTCCCCGGTGACACCCTCCAGCTCAACTACGGTGTCAGGTCTCACGTTATCTCCCAATAGTTGCTTGCATTTGCCGGTTCTGAAGGGTTCTTTGGCCGCTCAAAGCGTCATCCATGTTCGCCACGTTGAACACGAAACTGGTTGCGTAGTCGAGCCCTTGCTGCATCAGCGACGGGATAGCGCCCTGCCCGGACCAACCCAGGTCGGACAGGAACTGGTTTCCGTTTGCGGTGGCGAAGTCCAACGGCATCTTCTGGAGGCTCTTGATCTGATCCTGGTAGCCCTGCGACGTGGATGACATTTGCCCGCCGTACTTCTGGGCGTAGGCCAGTTGGTCGCGCTGCAACTCGAGCGCGGTTTTCTGGTTGCGGATCTGCTCAAGCTGCGCCTTGATAGCGGCCTTGTCCGCGTTCGGTGCTCCCTTCGCCAACTCGGCCTGCTTGCGGGCGATCGCCAACTCAGCGAGACGCTGCGTCAACTCCGCAACCTGCTGCTTGGACTCCGACGTGCTCAACGGGGCCAGAGACGCCGCAGCGCCGTCCATTGACTGCCGGAAATCCTGCGCCGGAACCGCCAACGCCGAAACCTGACTTTGCAGCCCCGACAAGCCGCCGCTGAACTGGTTCACCGAACTCGTCGCCTCACCGAGGTTGAAGTTGAACACCACACCCTCGGCGTTACCGAACACATCTTTGACTTGCTGCATCATCAGGCGGGCGATCCCCACCACTTCACCCACAGCGCCCTTGATTCCGCCGGCGAACCCGGTACCGATGGCTTCACCGGACCTATCCACCCAGCCCGACCCGGCGAACGGCCCCTTGTCGGCCGGGGAGTTCGGGAAGAACTGCCTCGCCGCAGCCATCAACGATTGGGCGGCCGCGGCCACCGCACCCGACTGCGAAGAAATGCCGCCCGCGAATTCCCGGCCCACAGCCTCACCGGAAGCCCGGGCAGACGCCGACAAACTCTGCAACGCCGAGGTGATCTGACCCGACCAGCCCTGCACCGCTGCCACGGCCTGGGAACCGCCGTTGGTGACTGCCGACACCAGATCGTTCATGGCGGTCTGCGCCGAAGTCACTAAGCCGGTGAACGAAGTTTGCGCCAAAGTTGGTAACTGGCCGATGGAAGCTTGGAATGCGGTGGTGATCTGCGAGCCCGCCGCCCCGACCGCCGAAACGGCCTGACCCAACGCCCCGGTGATCACCGCGGGAATCTGGTTGAACGCCTGCTGCACCGCGTTGGTGATGTTCCCGGCCTGCTGACCGATGGACAACACCATGAACCCGAACGCCCCGGTGATGCTGGTTTGCACACCCTGGAACGCTGTGGTGGCCGTCAACGGCAGCTGCTGGAACGCCGTGGAGATAGCGGTGTTCAACTGGGTCACACCCGCTGTCACGGTCTGCTGGATGACACCCCACGCCCCGGTGATCGCCGGCGCCAACGCGCCGAACGCCTGCCCCACCTTCGCGGGCAGCGTCGACAGCGGCAGCACCGCCTGGTCGATGCCCTGCTGCAACACCGGGCCGAGCTGGGTGACCGCGGCTTGGGCCTCAGTGATCACCCCGGTCATCTGGGTTCCGATTTGCGCCTTCACCGCGTCGGTGACCCCGGTGCCGGTGAACGCCGACTTCAACGCCTCAGCCTGGGCCTGTTTCGACACATTCACCGCGGCCGACAACTGGTTGTTGATCGCCTCGGTTAAACCCGCACCACCGTCGGTGGCAGTTGACGCCGTCGCGGACAGGTTCTGCTGGAACTGCCTGGCCGCCTCACTGCCAGCCTCGGCAGCAGCTTTCGGGGCCTCACCGAAGAACTGCCGGAACGGGGCCTTATCACCCAGAACCCCGTCCTTGCCGAACAACCCGAGGAACCCCTCGGTCTGCTTCTGGCTGGTGTCCAAATCCTGCTTAGCGCCGGTGATCCGCTCAAAGGTTGCCGCGACATCCTTGATCTTGTCGATCGTGTCGACGATGCCGCTGATGATGGTGGCCACATCCTCGAAGCCGCTTTTCAGCAGCGGCAGGATGTCGTTGACGATCGACCGCAGATCGGCGGCGAAGTCTTTCATCTTCTGCCCGAAAGCAGGATCGGACAGGTTGTCGAAACTCCACGCCGCGATGTCCTTGATCGTGCCGCCGATCTCCCCCAACACCGCTTTGAGGTTCTGCATCGCCGAATCGAGTTGCCCGTTGGCGGTGATCTTGTCCACCCAGGTGGAGAACTCGTTGCCGATCCGGCTGAACGAATCAGCGAGACCGTTGAGGAAGCTGCCCGACAACCCTCTGGTGAGGTTGAGCAGCCCGTTGGTGAACGCCTGGAATCCCGGTGTCGCCCTGGTGATCGCCGAACTGATGTTGTCGATGATGGTGCGGACGCTTTCCAGGCCCGCGCCGCTGGTGACAACATCGACCACACCACCGAAAGCGTTTGACAGGACCGTGGCGACGTTGGCCAGCTGCCCTTGGATTTTCGGGATGAACTCGCCGACCTTACGGAACGGTTCCTGCAAACCCTTCTCGAAGGCGCCGCTGACAGCGGTCTTCAGATTGTCGAAGGCCGGTTTGACAGCCTCGGCTGCCTTAGCGATGCCATCCATGCCCAACGCCAACACCGACGCCGGAACCACCGCGGCGGCCAACAGGCCGGGCAAAGCGACAAGCGCACCAGTGGCCAAAGACAAAGCTGGGGCCGCTAACGCCACGACCGCGGCGGCTATCGCCCCGGCCTCACCGAACTTCGCCATCGAGTTCGCGGTGTTTGAGAAACCCTTGGAAAGCCCGGACAGCGACGACGACACCCGGTTGAATCCACGCAACGCTGTCGCACCGAAACCAGCCGTCGCGGTGGTGAACGCCGCGGAAAACCTGACCAACGATCTACGCACACTGTTGTTGTCGACGTCGACTTCCACCGGAACCTTCACCGCTTGGCCGCGCAAACCACGCGCAAACCCCGCCAGGAAAGACCTCACCCGGGTTTGGTCGGCCTCCGGCTCAACCGGAACCTTCACCGCGTTAGCGGCCGAAACTTTGACCTTCGCGTCGGGAAGGTTCGCGGTGGCTGCCCGCACCTCGTCCCGCAGCCGGCTGGTGTCCGCACCAACCCTGATATCAGCGACTTTACGTTCCAGCTTCTCCAGTTCGCCCTGCAGTTCCTCCCGGAACCGATCCAAATCAGGAATGACCCGGATCGAGACCTTCCCGACTTCCTTCGAACCGGCCATCTGAACCTTCCTCAGCCAACTTTTGGGCCGCGATAGCGGCGAATGAACCAGCGCCGCGGCGCTTCGGACGGTCAGGGATGGGGAACGGCTCCGGCGGCTTCGGCCGGGACTTCACATGCGCCGACACATAGGTGTGCTGCAAAGCCCGAACCGCGTTCACCGTCGCCGCCGCCGCATACCGGGACGCGTCCCAACCGCGGAACTCCTGCCCACCACGCACAGCAGCGTTGAACCGCCCACCCTCAGGCAAGCCGCGGATCAACACCAACAACCACAGCGGGGTCAGCGGGCTGCCCGGATGCATCAGATCCCGCAAATCCACCCGGTAATGCTCGAGCAGGTCAGCGGCCAAATGCTCACCGTACTCATCTATGAGGTCGGCGAGCCCTCGGCTTCCCCCGCCTGGGTGCCCTCCATCCACCGCGAAAACACCCGCAGCGTCAACGCCAAATCGTCCTCAATGGACTCCACAAGCCTCGCGCCGAGCTTCTCGTTGTCGGCCACCAAAGGCAGGATCTTCAACGCGATCTGAGCGGACTGCTCAGTGGCCACCAAACCGTCCTGGTCCTCGTCTTTCTGGATGGCGGACAGCTCATCGAGCAGTGTGTACACCTGTTCCCGGGTGGTTTTGGGGAGCCGCAGAAGGTTCCGCAGCGTCAACGTTTTCCCCTCCCCCACGTCCAGTTGGCAGGGGGCGAATTCGCGCTCGATGTCTTCGCGGAGGGAATCCAAAGTCAAAATGTTGTTGTTGGGCATGGCTGGGCCTTTCTCATAGCGGGTCTTTGGCGGGCAGTGTGGTGAAGGGGGGAGGGGAGCGGCCCGCCAGGAACTCCCCTCCCCCGGCCTACTCACGGGACGAAGAAGTCCTTGTTGATCCAGGAGAACTTCACTTCGGTGTTGTGGCGCAGCAGCGTCGCCCGGATGGGCAGCGCCGCGAACTCGTCGGTGGCCATTTCCACCGCATCGTCCCGCCTGAACGACGCCTTGTGGGCGTGGAACCCGATCTTGTTGTCGCCGTCCACGATCAGGATGAACAGGGCCTTCTCCACCGGGACGGTGGTACCGCCGGCCACACCGAATACACCGGTCGTGGTGGGCAGGGCGTCCTTGCCGTAGTACAGCTCGAACGCACCCGAGTCGAACTGGTGCAGTTTGAAGACGAGGTAGTCAGCGACCGGTTTGGTTTCCACCTCGCGCAGCGACTCGTTCTGCCAAGTGCCACGCGTCTCCAGATCGCCGCCGTCGTAACCGAACTCCGGCAGATCATCGCGGGAGGTGTGCCCGACGTTGACCCACGCCACAGGCAGTGTGGTCTTCGCATCCGCGGCAGCCGAACGGCCACCGGCCTTGCCGCCAGCGTCAGCGTCGGGGTCAACAACAACATCGTCAACCCCGGCTTCGAGAAGCAGCTTCGGGGTAGCCAGAGCGGCAAGCTCAGTTGGGGTCGGTGCGGCAGTTCCGACCGGGGCCGTGAAAATGAACCCAGTCGCAGCGGTGATCACCGCTTTGTCATTGATTGGCATGTCTATTTACTCCTGTTACTTGATTGGAAGGGGCCGAACCCCGAATGCGATAAGTCCCTGAACCCGCCAGGAGTCCTGGAAAGGAGACGGGTACTGGGCGGCGCCAGAGGTCTCCCGTATTGAATGCAGATAGCCGGTATCTGTTCGTGCCTGATTCCTCGCAGCCGAATACAGCGCCTCCAGGGCGTCCTCGTACAGCTGCTCGGTTTCCACCAACCCCTCTATGCCGTAAGCGGTCAACTCAATGACCGGCATGGCCAACTGGGTAGGTCTTCGGTCGTGCCGCATCCCACCGATCCGCCTGACTTGCAGCATCGGGAAATCACGAAAGTCGATGTCCTCCACCCAGGAACCGACCTTCACATCGGGAAACGAGTCCCGCAGGATGGGGAGAATGACCGACTGGATGCGAGGCATCCTCGACATACTCACCTCCCTAGGCTTGGCTGTGCGTCCCCGTCATGATGTAAAGACCGAACGGCGCTCTCGTGCGGGTGCCCTCCAACTTCCCCGAGGGGGCGTGCCCGTACTCGATGGCCATCGCGTTCTCGGCGGTCATGGAGACGTGATAGTCGCAGGTGTAGCGGCCGTCCGCTTCGGACACCTCGATGGCGGTTTCGCCGGCCGAGTCGCGGTCGTACTTCACCCATTTCGTTGATGAGCGGGCAGCTGTTAAACGGGTTTGCGCGATGCCCTCCAAGCGGCCCGCTTCGTCCCGCAACGCACCCTTCACCCCACCCATGTGGGCGATCATCCCGTTGAACGCTTTGCCCTTCTTGTAGATCTCAGCCATCAGTACCTCTTGATGGTGTAGATCAGGTGGGCGGTGCGCGGAGAGTTGCTGTACCTCAACGGGTCACCGTGGATGACCCACCGCTCACCCATCCACTCAATTTGGGACTGGGCACCCAACACGCATCTCAGGCCGCGGGGGAACCGCAGCGAATACACCTTCTCGCTGTCGAACCCGTCCCCGTACTGGTCGGCTGAGGCTGCACCACCGGAACCCAACGGTTGGATGCGTGCCCTGGCGCGGAACCCGCACTTAGCGGCTTGGGTTTTCGTGTTCCCGTCCGCGTCGGTGACCTTTTCCTCCGGGAACACAACCACGCACTGATTACCCCTATCGAGGAGGCTCATTGGGTGAGTGCGGCTTTCACGTCCGAGGGCCGGATCAGCTTCGTGCGGTCCTTGAGGACGTGCGGGATGGTGCCGTCAGCGACGAGCCTCTTCAGCCGGTTCATGGAGATGTCAACGACACCTGGGATGCGTGTCATCGGGATCGGAGTGTCGTCTTCTCCACGGCCCTCCACCCGGTCACCGTGATCTTCGGTGGAGCCTTCCGCCCAGGACTTCCCGGCCAGCAGCAGCTTCGCCAACGACTCTGGCAGGTCGACGTTGATTTCTCCGTTGGTGATTTCCATAGTCACAGCACCTTCGACGGAGCGTTCACGTTGACCACTAAAGCGCCAGCAGCGAACTTCGCTCCACCGCCGTGCATGATTGTCAATGGCTCGGGCTGCGGCTTGCGATCCTCAAAGACGACGATGCGACGGCCATCCTTGTCGGACGCCTCCCACAAAACTTTCGCGGGTCCACCGGAACCGGACTGCACATACGTGCGTGCCGGGGTGGTAGCGACTGAGGAGACACCGATGTAGCGGCGGTCAGCGCCGAGCGCACCGAAGGTGGTCCTGTCGTTGCTGCCAGTACCACCGGCCCATCCCGACGACGCGCTGCCGACCCAGTTGCTCACCGTCACAGAGTTTGAGGCGAACGTGTACGTCGGATTACCGGCACGGCCAGTCAGATTCAACCCGGTAGTGCACGTGACCACAACTTCCTGCGGACCCTGACCCGGCGTGATCGGCAGGTCGTAATACTGCACCGCACCGCGAGTCGCATCAGTGGCCGAGCCGCCGGTAAGGAACTCGTTGCGGTAGGTCATCGTCTTACCGCCGTAGGTGACCTTGATCGTCCACGTCGAGCCACCAGGAACCACAGACGGGATCGTGTAGGCCAGGAACACGAAGGCGTAATCGTCAAACTCACCCGGGGTGTGCATGTACCGGTTCGTCATCGTGTTCAGCGCCGTGACAACGTACTCCCCCTGGCCGACAGCGGTGTTGGAGACCCGCACCAACGCCGGGTCGGGTGTGGTTGATGCGGGGCAGCACTGCCGCCGCTCCAACGCGGTGACACGACCGTCAAGCCCGGACAGATCATCCCCGCCTCGGAGTGGCACAGTGATCCGCGTCGGATCGCCAATACGGTCCTTGCTGCCGATCATCGGGGCCATCTTGTTACTTGCAGTCACGGTTTCACCTTCCCTTCGATTTCGATTCCAGTTGCGTCGATCAGCGCCATCACAACATCGTTAAGCAACCAGAACATCGCCCGCACACTGTCTACCGTCGCGTCGGGGCCGTTCATCGCATCCAAGACCGCCTGCACTGTGGTGTTGGTGGCGGCAATCGCATTTGCGACCGCGTTCTCCACGTCGCCGCCGAACTCAGCCAGCGCGGCTTTGGTGGCGTAGGTCTGCACCACATGGTCAAGGACCTCCGCCAGTTCAGACGTGTCGGCCTTACCGGTGATGGTCGCCTCAAGCGCATCGAGTCTTGCTGTCAGAGAGGCGTTGTCGGCTTCCAGTGTGTCGATCCGAGCCTTCGCCGCACCCAGGTCGGTAGCGGTGTCAAGGATCATTTGGGCTTGCTCGCCGGTCAGGCCGGTGCCGTCACCGCCCCCCACACCCAACGCTTCCAGGGCCGCGACAGCCGCCTGGAGCGCGGCGATAGCGGTCTTGTTCTCCACCGTCTTGTCGTAGGCGAACTTCAGGTTGCTTTCGAGGTTTTCAATTTCTTGCTTGGCGATGTTGACCCACACGCCGACCTTGGCGACGTTGTTGACAACATTGCCCGTCATGCCGACGAACGGTGCGGAACACAAAGCGTTGATCAACGCCTGGTACTCGGTCTTGGTGGTCAACTGCGAGGTAGCCGCAGCCACCGCCGCATCGACCGCCTCCTGGTCGATACCGCCACCAGCATCATCGACGGTCAACACCCGCTTGCCGTTTACGCTGACCTCGCCGCCCCGCTGGGTGACGAAATCGACACCCACCTTGTGCTGGGCACTAGTCAGGTTGTTCGTCTCGAACACCACCGAGCCGTCACCAGCCTTAGTGGAGTCCAAACTCATCCTGTCGGTGACCCTGCCAACCTGCGAAGCAATAGCAGCCTGGATCGCAGGCCCCGCATCAGTCAACGCCTTCTCAATAGATGCATCAACCTGGGCCTGCGTCACCCCGCCGGCCCCGCCAGCGGGAAGGTTGGCGATGGCAGCGTCGACAATCGCCTGAACCTGGGTCTGCGTCAAACCACCAGACCCACCGCCCGTGGGGAGGGTGCCCAAACCCCCACCAGTGGGCTTCGGGACACCGTAATCCCGCTCCAAAACCTCATAGATGAGGGCTGTAACACCCACAACCGTGATAACAGTTGCCATAGCCTTTAAATCTCCGCCCTAAGAATCGTGTGCCCATCGCCCAACAACAGAGAAGGAACCAGCGTCGTCAACCGATTGCGGTGAACACCCAATGTCGCCCACTCATCGGGCAGGATCTGCAACCTGCCCGTCGTCAACTCCTTGGAAAGCTGGTAGGTGTAGCTGCCGTCGGTCTCCGAAACGAAACCCTCCGGGTTGCGGCACAACCGCAACACCGCATCGGCCTCAACCTGAACCAAGTCCTCCACATCCAGCCGGCCCGAATCAATCCAGGCGTCCAGATCGGGAATCCTGCGGCGAATCAGACGCTCCACATCCTCGAGGCGAACCTCGACGAGCGCCTTCTCCTCCTCGGTCAAAGCACGCGACCAGCGCACCGCCACATCACATGCCGACGCGAACGCCATCTCTCACGCCCCAACCTTCTTCGTGGGGGCTTTCTTCGCCGGTGCCTTCGCCGGCGCTTTCTTCGCCGGGGCTTTAGCCGGCGCTTCTGCCGCAACCGCATCTTCCGCGGCAGCCTCCCAGCCGCCCGCCGAAACCAGCACACCGGCCAAAACCTCCGGCACGTCGGCTTCCTCGCCGCTGACCTTGTTTCTGATCTTCATCGCTTTGCCCTCTTCCCCGGGTTCGGGGGGAGCCCCGAAGGGCTCCCCCCGATCACGGTCACTTGGTGAGTTTGACGAACGCCTCGGGGTCGTCGACGAGGACACCGAATTCGGCCTCAATACGTACTGCCAGGAGATTGTTCTGCCAAAGCGACACCAGGCCGGACCCGTCACCGTTGGCCGACATGTCCAGCGTGGCCTGATCCGACACGTCGTAAGACAGCCCGCCGATCTGACCCCACACGATCTTCGACCAATCGCCCTGGAATCCGAGGATTCCGGTGTCGTTGGCCGGCTTCGTCGGGTCGGTGACGTGATCCGACAGGAACGTCGGGCGGCCCAACACCCGGCCCGAACGGAACGGCGAGTTGATGTCGGTGTAGGTGGCCTCGATGAACAGCGGGCGGTCCTGCTTGTCCTTCGACCCGTTGAGGACCGGCTCGGCCAGATCATCGAACAGGGTGCCGTTCCACTTCTTCTTGTCCTTCAGCAGCAGATCCAGGCCCTTGTTCAGCGAATCGAACGCGGTGTCCGGGCCGGCCAGCTTGATGGACTTAGTGGTGTCGGCGACGCACTTACCGAACGGGCTGTCGATGCCGTGCAGCACCGCGGCGTCAAAGGCAAGCGCGATCGCCTCGGCGACCTTCGTGCGCATCGTCGCGAGGTAGTTGCCCGGGTTGACCCGGACAACCTCGGCGCTTGCCGCGAAAATGGTCGCGATCTTGTGCGGGACCACTTCCTGCTTGGTCATCGAACCCTTGGTGACGGGCTTCTGCTCACCCTCACCGGTCCACTTGGCGCGAACATCACCATCCCAGTGCGGGATACGAACACCGGTCGGCCCCAAAGGGATCTTCCGGGCGATCTGCTGAACCACGGAGGTCTTCTCAACCTCAGCGAAGTAGTCCTGAGACATCACCGGGTCCAGGTAACCCTGGAACATCGTGTCGCCGGTCATGGCCACCGTATTAGGGGTATTGAATGCAGGCATTTCTGTTTGTCTTCTTTCTTGAAAAGGGAAGGGTTTAGGCGCCGACCATCCGCTTCACGGTCTCCAACAACGGATCACCGTTCAGCGGCAGCACATTGCCCGAACCCTGAGATGGGTCAACAGGGCGCTCCCGGGTGGGAGCTTTGTCCAGAAGCGACTTCACACGCTTCACGCTGTCCGAAACCGTGGCCTCATCGTCACCCTGAATCAGGGCGGCCACATCGAAGATGTCCTCAGTAGGAATCCCTTCCGAGACAACCGCCTTAAGCTTCAACAACTCGACATTGAGTTCGTTGAACGCGGCTTCACGCTCCGAAAGTTTTGACTCATAGTCCTTACTGAGATCGGCTTTGGCCCGCTCCGTAGCCTCGTTACGTTGGAGTCGGTACTTACCTGCCTCTTGCCGAAGCTTTGCTACCTCCTGCCGAAGATCTTGAACGTATTCGAGGCCGAACGTTTCCTGCGCCTCCGGGGCTTCGGGAACGGTTTCGGTGCTCACGGTTTCGGCGGTAACGGCTTCGTCTGACATGTTGGTTGCCTCCTGGGCGTAGTTGAGAACCCATCAAGGGCTCACGGTTTTCCTTTAACTCAGGCCGCGTTCAGGGCGGCCCAGTCAGTTGCGTCGGCCTCACCCGCTGCGATCATCTGCCGCAGCTGGTTGAGTGCCTCACGATTCAGGGTGGTTTTGTACCACCCAGGTTTCCCCTTATTCGGCCCGAACTTAGGGCCGTTGCGGGAGTAGAACTTCTTGTCCGGTTCGGCTTCCAAAGCCTTCTCAGCGCGGCGGGAAGCTTCCTCCCACAACGTGAACGCTCTCTGCGATGCCCGCCGGCCAACCCAGTTCTCCAAATCGAAAACCGGGACGACTTTGCAGTCGCAGTTCGTGTGGAAACGGTCCTCCGGGGCCATGAACTCCTCAATGTCCCCGAAGTACTCCTCGAGGCTCGAAGAGCGGAACATGTCCACCAGATCGTCGTCGGGTAAATCCACCCCGGCGGACTGCCCGGTGTAGTACACAGGGCCGCGGGACACCAACGCCAAACAGAACGCGCACGTCTCTTTCCCGGTGGCGACCCTGGCCCAACCACGAACCTCGGTGACCGCCAACTCCACCTTGCGGTCCACCGTCACCTTCGACCCGGCCCACGAGGTGACCTCGGCGGTCGGGTTCAACAAATCCCGGAACTCCGCGATCTGCTCATCAGTCAGCTTTACCCGTTCACGCTGCTCGGTGAGTTTGTCGTCCAACGGTTTATCGTTCTTCACCGCGTTGATGATTTGGCGGCGGCCGGCGTTCTCCACTTCACGCACCACCACCGCGGCGACCTGCCCAACCACCTGCTGCGGGGCGGCTTCCACCGACATCGACGCCCGCACCGGCTCCAAAGCCTGGGCGAACCAGGAGAACTCGTAGGGCTCCAACTCCCGCGCCAACACCGGTAAATCCGGGTGGGCCTGGCGGCGGGCGATGTCGTAGAAATCCCTGGCCAGCATCGCTGACTGCTCGCGGCGCCGCTTCACCTCCGGGAACAACAGCCGCAGAAACGAAATCCAGTCCGACGCCGTCAACAAAGGCTGCGCCGCGAACTTCGCGAACTGCAACACGAACCGCACCACAGCAGCCGAGATCAACGCCTGCTGCAACGCATAATCCTCAGCATCCACCAGGGCCTCTTTTGGTTACGCGCCGATCACGTCCTCAACGGCGGGTTTGGGTTTCGGTTCGGAATACATGCCGGCCAACTGGCCCAAAGGGTTCTCCTCGGCGTCCCAGGCCCGCATCTCCTCACGCTCAGCAATGGAGTACCCGAGGTCGATACGTGCTCTCTCTTTGCCGATCACACCCGCACCGTTGGCGTACAACTTCGTCACCGCATCGGCTTTCGCCGCATAAGTAGGTGTTGAGGGGTCACGCCACACCGACTCCAGGCGGAACATCTCCGGTGGGGCGTCCTGCCCCTTGGCGACCTTGTAGGCGATCCGCATGGCCTGTTCCCACGCCCCACCGAACAGCTTGTTCTTGCGCTCCACCTTCTTCACCAACCGGCTCTCGCTGGACTTGATCGCTTCAGCAGAAGCCGGATTATCCGAAGAGAAACTCAAGTATTGAGGCGGTAAACCTGTGTACGCGGCCGCTTTCCTATCCAAAGCGTCAAGGGCGTCAACAAAGTTGCGTAGCTCCGCGGCGGAGAACTGGGTGGCGTTCGCATCAGGATCCTCAAACGCCAAAATGCGTGCCATATAGGCGTCGAACAGCGCCTTACCCGTCTCCGGGTCCACCCCCAAATCCTCCGGCTTCACCCCGAAAATCAGACGCTGCGGGATGGCCATCAGTTCCGCCGTCCCTTGGAGATCCATCA